TGCGATCGGTAGCCTCGGCGAAGTCGAGCGCCTAGTGATCATCGACAATGGCGACAACCTCGGCGACGAGGATGTCGATCTCTGGCGAACCGACGGGCAGATGGAAGGCATCGGCAAGACGTATCTATTGACGATGCCGTCGAACCTCGGCGTTGCGACGAGTTGGAATCTAGGGATAAAGGCAACACCAGAATCGGACGGCTGGTTACTCTTGAACTCGGACGCGTACTTTGCGGATGATGCGTTCTCGGTCTTCGCCGGCGAGACTGACGGAGTAGACGTTCTGCAAGCCGGTCGCCCACCGTGGTGCTGTACGTGGATTAGCAGCCGAGCCATTGCCGAGGTCGGCTTGTTCTGCGAGCGATTCTACCCAGCGTACTGCGAAGACATGGACTGGCAGCGACGCGCGCAAGTCTGCGGCATCGGCTTCGCCGGATCGTCGGCTCACGTTCAGCACGACAACTCCAGCACCATCGAAGCGTCCCCGCATCTGAAGGCGCACAATGCGCGAACACACGCAGCGAACGCCGGTTACTTTGAGGAACGCTGGGACGGTCTTGCTGATGACGAGTTGCCGCGCGATGCTGACTGGCGACTGGAGACTAGGCTCGCGAACTCTTGGCATAACGGCCGCGGCGAGTGACCACTTTCCCAAATATCGAAGCGATCCTCGGACGGCCAGAGCATCCACCAGAGATAGATACTCCGCTGCATGAGTTGACAAAGCATCGCGTACTTGTCACCGGGGCGGATGGCAGCATCGGATCGGCGATCACCATGCTGCTCAATGATTGCGGTGTGTCTACGATCGGAACAGACATCGGCGATTGTGACGTGACGAACCGCACGATGCTCGACGATGTGATGGCGCGGGTCAAGCCCACGCTGGTATTCCACCTTGCGGGTGCCAAGCACGCGCCAGACGGAGAGATCGACCCACTCGACGCAGCAACCATAAACATTACTGGCACCGCGAATGTAGTCCGCTCGACCAGCGCGCGCGTAATCACCGCCAGCACATGCAAATCGTGCGACCCGGAAACCGCCTATGGGGCAACTAAGCTGGTGGCTGAGCGCATCACCCTCAACGCCGGCGGCAGCGTGGCGCGTTTTTACAACGTACCCGAGTCGTCCGGCAACGTGTTTGAGATATGGAAGGCGTTGCCAGAGACCGATCCGATCCCGGTCACAATGTGCGAGCGTTACTTTGTTTCGCTGAACGAGGCTCTAGCACTAATGCTCTGGGCGGCGGTGCTACCTTCGGGGCGATATGCGGTCGCACCTGGACAGCCGCGAGATATGTTCTCGGTTGCCCGCGCGCTCTATCCCGATCGCGTGCGGGTAGGTATGCCTCGGCGCCGGGGCGACCGAATGGATGAGCCTCTGCACGCTGTCAGCGAGACTCTGCACCAAACCATCGTCCCGAATATTGTCCGCATCGAATCGCCCCACGACCCGGAGGCAGCATGATTATTGACGAGACACACGGAGCAGTCACGATCGGCGAGGGCTGCGAGATCGCCGACACGGCGATCCTAACGGGACCGTTGACGATTGGCGATCGCGTCTACGTTGGTTCGTATGCGGTGATTGGGGCGCCGGCGCAGCATCGCGGATCGTATCCCTGCTCGCTCGACTCCAAGCATCGCGCCGAGGGCGTAACGATTGGCGATGGTGCGTGCATCCGAGAGTTTGTCCAGATCCACCAGGGCATCGTGCGCCCAACGATCGTCGGTGCTGATTCGCTGCTTATGGCTGGCGCGCATATTGCTCACGATTCGCAACTTGGACGCGGTGTCACGATGGGAAGCTTCAGTATCCTCGGAGGCTTCACGATCATCGATGACGAGGCAACCTTCGGGCAGGGCGTCGTGACTCATCCGTGGATCATCATTGGCGAGAGGGCAATGGTCGGATTGAACTCCAGCGTCGTCAAGGATGTCGATCCGTTTGCAAAGGTCGCCGGATCACCAGCTCGACTGCTCGGATCGAATACCAGCAAGGATCGTAGTCTGCCGGCGGAGTATTCTGCAAGCGTTCTATCCGAGTCCGTTTGGGAGCGTTGGGCTGAGTTGAGGGATCGGCAGGCAGGCACGCGGCGGTTATGGGCGTAGTTGTCGTCACGCCGAGCCTACCGAGCCGCGTTGACCTTCGAGCCGAGTGCGTCGCGTCAGTCATGGCGCAAACGCTCCAGCCTGTCGCGCATATCATCCACTTGGACTATGAGCGCATCGGTCCAGCTGCTTGTCTGAACGCGATGCTACCCGCTGCCGTCGAGACTGGTGCGGAGTGGGTCGCGCAGATCGCCGATGATGATCTGATGCTGCCGCGTCATCTGGAGCTGCTAGCCGGAGAGACTGATGCCGACGTGGTGTATTCGTACTGCGAGGTGACTGGGCGAGGTGGTTGGAATCCGTCCGCACCATTCGACGCGGACAGGCTGCGCGCTGGCAACTATATCCCCGCGACGACGCTGATCCGCACGGAACTGTGCAGCGAGCTCGGCTGGCGCACGGACGCGGCACACGGATTCGAGGACTGGGACTTCTGGATTCGCGCGCTCGACGCCGGCGCTCGCTTCGTGTGCGTTCCGTTCGTGACGTGGGTCTATCGCTTCCACGGCGATAACCTATCTGCGGCGCTGTAGAATACAAGCATGGCTATTGTCAATGGATACTGCACGCTCGCACAAGTGAAAGCCGCGCTGCGTATTACCGACAACACCGACGACACGCTGATCGAGGGTAGCGTCGAAGCGGCATCGCGCCTCATTGACGGTTACACGCTGCGGAACTTTTACTCGGTCGGCACGGCTACGCGACTATTCACCGCACCCGATCCGCTCTACTGTCCCATAGACGATCTCGCCGGAACCGCAATCACGATCCAGACATCGACGCAGGCAGACGGCATCTTCGATGTCACCTTTGCTGCCAGCGACTTTCAACTTGAGCCGCTCAACGGCAATCTCGACGGCATCCCGTGGGCATACGATCGCATTCGCGCAGTCGGCGACTACGCGTTCCCAATGGTCAGCGCCAACTTTGGCGAGCAGGCGCTCGTCAAGGTCACGGGCGTCTGGGGATGGCCAGCGGTTCCAGTAGCAATTGTGCAGGCGACGATCCTCCAGGCAGCGCGTCACTTCAAGCGTTACGACTCGCCACTCGGTGTCGCCGGCTTCGGAGACTTCGGCGTGGTACGCGTCAGCCGGTTCCTAGATCCCGACGTTCAGATGCTCGTCGAGCCATACAAGAAGATGCGTCTGTTCCGATGACGGCTACCGTCGGGCAAGTCAAGACGGCGCTGGCTACAGCTGCCGCGACGATTACGGGTTTACGCACGTATGATCGGCAGCCCGACAATCTGAACGCACCCTTCGCTTTCCCCTCGCTCCAGTCGATTGACTATCACGGCGCGATGGGCGCCGGGTCGATCCTTCAGACGTACACGCTGACCGTCGTCGTCGGTCGCGCGTCTGAGCGTGCTGCTGAGGATCTGCTGGATACCTACCTCGGCTATGGCTCGGGTGGCATTCGTGCCGCGATCGAAGCGGATACCACGCTCGGCGGCGTCGTGCAGACGTGCATCGTGGAGTCGGCTGGCACGATCGGCACGATTGACGGCAACGACACGCTGTATCTGTCAGTTGATTTCCGCGTACTGGTCTACACCTAAGGAGTTTGACGATGGCAAAGTTTATCGTGGCACCCGGCTTTATTGTTGCCGGCAAGACCGAGGGACAAGAGGTCAGGGCGTCCGACGTGGATCGCTTGGACGTGATGATCGAGTCTGGGCGCGTGATTGTCAAAGGCGCAGAATCGTCGTCTACAATGAAGGCACAACCCGACGTGTCCGGCTCCGAGGAGGAGTAAAACCATATGGCTAAGCTCGTTCTCACTAACGCGAACATCGTTCTCGCTGGCACCGACGTTTCGGCGAATGTCGCCAGCGTTCAGATTGAGACCACGGTTGATGAAATTGATACCACGGCCTTCGGTCCGGGTAACGGTAAGACGCGGGTCGGCGGTCTGCTCGACACCACGATCTCCCTTTCAATGCACCAAGATTTTAGTGCTATTGAAGGTCTCGTCTATCCTTTGATCGGCAGCACGACGAGCATCGTTGTCAAGCCAAACGGCACGGCTGTTTCGACGGCTTCGCCTAGCTACTCGGCCACAATTTTGGTGAACTCGTGGAGTCCTGTAAACGGGGCTGTGGGAGAGTTGGCCGTGGTCGACGTGGCATTTCCGGTGAGCGGGACGGTCACAAAGGCTGTCGCTTAGTCTGATCGCGTAACCTCTACGCCCAGGGAGGGCTGACGTGGAACTACAATTCAAGATCAAAGAGACAGGCAAGGACAGCGTTGTCGTACGCGCTGCCCTGGTCGATATCGTGGCGTGGGAGGATCGCTTCGAGCGACCATCCTCGACGATGGGTGGCGATTCGATCTTTGCTCGCGACTTCGTTTGGCTGGCGTGGCATTCGCAGAAGCGCACGGGCGCGACGACTCTGGACTTCATGGATTGGGTTGCCACGTTGGATGAGATCGAGGGCGCTGAGGAGACTACGCTTGTCCCTTTGGAGAATCCTCCAGCCATTGGCTCATCGCCAGTCTCGCAGTAGAGACAGGCATCGCGCCTAGTGTGCTGATGCTGGAGTCGGAGCGGATGCTCTGGACCATGCTGGGGTATATTCGTTGGCGAAGCGTTCACAGCAACCGGTAGACTGACCGTATGGCTACGCAGCAGATACGCGGCCTAGACGACGCGCTCAAGACCCTTCAGAAGATGGATCCGGTGCTACGTCGCGAGGCTGTCAAGCGGCTGAAGAATGACGTGAAGCCGATCGTGTCGGCTATCAAGGCTGGACTTCCGAAGGCTCCGCTATCTAACTGGGTTGCTCCGAAGCAGTCGAGCGCGCGGCGCGGGACTGTTCAGGCTGGTCGTAGCGGTGCGGCTGGCACGCCGTATTGGGATTTTGGGAAAGCCAAGAGTGGCGTTCGGTCGAGCGTGAAGAAACAGGGCGCGCGTCAGATGAAGGGGAAGGCGATCCTTGTCAGCATTCGTCAGTCGAATGGCGCCGGCGAAGTGTTCGACATGGCTGGCAAAAAGACGAATAGCACCTTTACTCGTAACCTGTCTAATAAGTGGGGCGGCGCATCCCGGCGCATGTGGCCGATTGCCGAGAAGAATAAGCCTGCGGTCTTGCGGTCGATTGATCAGAGCGTGCAGGACATGGAGAAGCAGATCAATCGTATGCTCCGCTAACGGTAGAATGAACTCATGGCTATTGTAATTCCGATTGGCGTTGATACATCTGGTCTATCGCGCGGACTCTCGCAAGGCACTAGCGGTCTTCGCAAGTTTGGCAAGATGGCTGCCATTGTCGGCGGCGCCGCTGCCCTCGGTGGACTTGTTGCGACGCTGAAGATTGGCGTCGATGAGTTTATGGGCGCGCAGAAGGTATTGGCGCAGACTGGTGCGGTGCTGAAGTCGACGGGTGGCGCGGCGAATGTGACGAGTAAGCAGATCACCACGATGTCGGAAAGCCTGATGAAACTGTCGGGCGTCGACGATGAGGCGATCCAGTCTGGTCAGAACTTGCTGCTGACGTTCACAAAGATCCGCAACGAGACCGGCAAGGGAAACAACAT